CCGCCGCGGACATCGCCGCCGGCGCGATCCTCCTCACGCTGGGCGCCTGGCCGTACCTCCGTCGCACGTACCTCGAGCGCGCGAGGCGCCGCTGATGGATGTCCTCGGGCGACTCGTCGGCGTCGATCTGCGGGCGGGCACGCCGGGCCCGTTCGATGACTTTTGGTACCAGCCAGCCGGCGGCGGCGTGCTGACCGAGGCCGGGCTGCGCGTCGATGAGCAGGGCGCGCAAAAGTTGTCGGCGTGGTACCGCGGCCGGGACATTCTCGCGACGGTCCTGGCGATGCTGCCGTTTCCGATCTATCGCCGCCTGGCGCACGACGGCGGCGCGGAACCCGCGCCCGATCATCCGCTGTACGACACGCTGCACGATAGCCCGAACGAGGTGCAGGACTCCTTTCAATGGCGCCGCGAGCAGATGTTCGACCTCATCGATTACGGCCATGCCTACGACTGGATCGTCCCGGGGACGCGCGGCTTCGTCCATGACTTGGTCCCCATCCGTCCGACCCTCGTGACGCCGAAGCAACAAGTCACGACCTTGCCGAACGGCGCCGTGATGGCGGGGCGCATGCTCTACGACGTGCGCAACGAGCAGACGGGCCGCACCCAGACCTTCACGCAGGATGAGATCTTCCATCTCCGCGGGGCGGGCGGGAAGGGCATCCTCGAACACGCGCGCGCGAGTCTCGGCACGGCGCTCGCGACCGAGAGCTACGCGGCGGCCACCTTTGGCCGCGGCGCCTTAAACGGCGGGGTGATCGAGAACCCCGGCATCATGGACACCGAGGCGAGCAAGCGCCAGGCGCTCTCGTTCATTACGGCGGCCGGTGACTGGCGCTTGCCGAAGGTGCTCGAGCAGGGCTCGACCTTCAAAGAGTCGACGATGTCGCCCGAAGACTTCCAGATGCTGCTCTCCAGGAAGTTTTCCGTCGACGACGTCGCGCGGTGGCTCGGCGTGCCGCGGCAGATGCTGGAGAACTCGGACCCATCCTTCGGCAACGCCGAGCAGTTCTGGCAAGCGTTCCTGACGATCGGCATGGGCGGCTGGCTGTCGCTCTGGGAATTCGCGGTGAACGGCCAACTGATCCTCGCGCCGCAGACCTACTTCGCGCGGTTCACGCGGCAAGCGATCAACCGCGCCGACTTGCAGGCCCGCTGGACCGCCCACGTGGCGGCCGTCAACGCCGGCATCGTGACGGTCGATGAAGTGCGCAGCGTCGAAGACTTGAACACGCGCGGCGGGAAAGCCGACGAACTCCGGGAGCCGCAGAACATCACGGGTAAGCCGACGGCGCCGGGCGCTGGCGCATCGACCCCGCCGACGAAGCCGACGCCGCCGACCGATGCGACCGGACGCGCGCGCGCCATCGTGACCGAATCCGCGGCCCGCGTGCTGCGGAAAGAACTCCAGGCGGCGCAGAAAGCGGCCGTGAAGTTCGCGCAGGATTCCGCCGGGTGGGCGCAGTGGGTCGAGGCCTTCTATCTCGAGCATCACGTGCTCGTGATGGCAACGATGCTCCTGACCGAGCCCCTCGCGCGCGCGTACGTGGCGCTGCAACGCGCGGATCTGCTCGACGGCCTGGCGGTCACCGAGACCTGGACCCCGGACTATCTCGCGAACCTGGCGCTCGACACGCCGACCCCCGACCCGATGCCGGGGCTCCTCAAAGCCGCGATCGAGAAGCCGACCCCGGACGTCTCGCTGACGATTGCCGACGGCGCGATCGTCGTGGAGCCGGCCGTGGTGCACAGTCACGCGGCGCCGATCAGTGTCCCGGTCACGATCGAAGCGGGCGCCGTGCGGGTCGAATCGCCCGTGCTGATTCAGAAAGGCGCGATCCAGGCCGACACGCATCTCGCGATCGCGGGCGCCAAACCAACCGTCGTGACAAAGACCGTCACGCGCGACAAGCAGGGACAGATCGCCCGCGTCACCGAAGACCACCGAGAGCAGGACTAGAGATGGCGATTACCGCCGCCGTGTGTAACAGCTTCAAGCAAGAGCTCCTGGCGATGACGCCGCATGTCGCCGCGGACGTCTATAAGATCGCGCTCTACACCTCGACCGCGACGCTCTCGAAAGCGACGACGGCGTACTCGGCGACCAATGAAGTCGTCGGCGCCGGCTATACGGCGACGGGCCTGACGCTGGTCGGCTTCACGGTGACGCTCGACACCGACACCGCGATCTTGGATTGGACGACCGATCCGAGCTGGGCCGCGGCGACGCTCGTGGCGCGGGGGGCGCTCATCTACAACGCGACGCGCTCGAACAAGGCCGTGTGTGTGCTCGATTTTGGGGGCGACATCACGAGTACGGTCGGGATCTTTTTGGTCACGTTGCCGCTGCCCGCGGCAGCGACGGGCCTCGTGAGGATTGCCTAATGGGGCGCCAACTGTTTCAAGACGGGCCGTTCATCGATCCGCCGATCACCGCGCCGGCGTCGTACACCACGACGACCATCGTGCCGCTCTGGCCGGCCGCGGCGTTCACGCCGATCTACGCGAACGATCCGAAGGCCGGGAAAATCTACTGTGTCCGCGCGGGCGGCCTGATCACGATGAGCGTGAACACCTGCACGCTCATCATCACGCCGAAGTACGGCACCGGCGGCGTCGCGCTCGGCGCGAGTCCCGCGCAACTGCTGCCGGTGATGGCCGCGCTGCCGTGGAGTCTCACCGCGGACCTGGTCTTCACGTTCATCGGCGTCGGGGGCGCGTCGAAAGCGTTTCTGTCGGGCACGTTCAACTGTCAGGGCACGATCGCCACGCCGGGTACGGGCACGACGATTCCCTTCGGCGGCACGCTCGCGACGACCTTGGACGCCACGATCCTGGCGAACGTGGAAATCAACACGACGCTCGGCGGCACGACCGGCGCTCCCGTGCTCCAGACGATCTACGCGTACATCTTCGCCAGAAATTAGATGCCCGCGATCAACCTCGTCCCCGGCGTCCCGAACACGAAGACCGGCAGTCCGAGTCGGGCGTTTCAAACGACGCAGCGAGACCCGACGGCGAACGGCACGGCCACTCCCGCGGGCGTCTCAGCCGTCGCCGCGATCGGCACAGCAATCGCGACCGGCGACGCCTCGACGGCTCCGACGGGTGTCTCGTCGACCAGTGCGATCGGCGCCGCGGTCAGCCACGGCGACGCGCTCGCGAGTCCCGCGGGTCTCCAAACGACGAGCACTCTCGGATCGCCCCTGCCCGTCAAAACGGGATATCCGCGTCGGTGAGGGGATCGGTGTCCACGCCGTTCGATCGCGCGATCGGGGGCGGCACGACGACGGCCGGCGGCAGGCTGCGCGCGCGGGCCGCCGGCGGCACCGCCTTCACGCGAATGCAGTCGACCGTCTCTCCGCCGTACTCACACTCGGTCGGATAGAGCGCGATCGCGATCCCCGCCCAGTCCTCGGTGAGCGGCGACCTGGCGATGTCCGCGATTTTTTTGCCGTTGGTTTTGTTGCAGACCAGGCCCTTCGTTTTGCCGACGAAGTAGATCACGGCCTTCATCTCGCGCGCCTGGCTGACGGGCTCAAAGGCGACGCGCTCGATCGTGACCACGATCTGCTGGCCTTTCAGGTCCGCCGCTTTGAGGTAGTGACTCGGAAATGCATCGTTGATGTTGGGCACTGACTGACTCCTTACTGACCGGGTGACCGCTTCCCTACTCTTACTCCCTACTCTTACTCCCTACTCTTACTCCCTACTCCCGACTCTCGACTCTCGACTCTACGGCGCCCCTGAGACAGGGCGGGTCACGTACCACACCGCGCGGACAGGCCAGGTCAGGCGACGTCTGTCCGCTCGGTGACGGCCGCCGGCAGGGTCGCCTTCGCCAGCCGGATCTCGAGCGCGTCGGTGTGCGCGTCCCGGTGATCGGAGCAGGCATCACACCAGGTGGTCGGATCGTGGTCCGCCTTCCCGTAGGCGATGCCGCAGTCGGTACAGGTCGCATTCGGCGGCGGCGGGTCGTCGTGACAGGTGTCGTCCTCGTCGCCATAGCGGCTCATGCCGGGCCTTCCGTCCCGCAGGCCTGACAGACGTTGTCGACGAGCTTCACTCGGACGTGGCGCGCCTTGAGACAGTCCGCGCAGTAGGTCTTCGCGAGTTGCGCGCGGGCCTCGCGCTCGAACCGGAGATCCTTTTCCTGCATGCGCTGCCGAATCCAGATCGCATCGACCAGTTTTTTCATGCGGTCTCCGTCAGGGTCAGGGTCACCGGCTGCGCACTCAAGGTCACGACGACGAGCGCGCGATCGAAGTGACTGGCGAAGGTCAACACACTGACCCGGCCGGTGTCGTAGGTCACCGTCAGGAGGACCATCTAGGCAGTCTCCTGCAGGAGTCGCTCTGCACACGCGGGGCAGAGGCCCATCGGTACAGCGGTGCGCGCGGTGGAGCTCCGCGAGGCGTTGAGCGCTCAGACACCACGCGCAGCAGCGCACCAGGCCAGTCGCCTCGACGACGACGCCATTGTTCAGGGCGGACGTCACTGGCCCACCCGCGTATTCCGAATGGCGATCGACGTGAGCGCGATCCCCCCAGTCCAGCCGATGACCGTCGCCGCGCGGGGATGGCCCGAGTGGCTCAGTCGATACATGACCCAGACCAGCGCGGCCGTCGTCGCGACTTTGCCCGCCACGAGTCCCGGTGTGCCGCCGTGCGCCAGGAGCGGATTCCCTTCCCGCGTGCCCGGCTGCTGTAAGGCCTTCAAGGTCGTTCCTAAATCCAAGCCGGAGCCAGCCAGGAGGACGCCGTAGGGCGTGACGCCGATCGTCGTGAGGCAGGGACACGGGCGCGCGGCGCTCGGTGTCTGGGCGGACACGGGGACGGCCGAGAGCAGGAGCGCGACGAGGGTGAGGAGGCGGGCCATGCGCTGCCGAATCCAGATCGCATCCACCAGCTTGCGCGCCATCAGTAGCTCCCCTGCGCCAGCACGTCGGCATATGCGGCAGTCGCGACGATGTAGCACGCGCGGGCCAGGACCGAGTCGGCGTGGTGCAGGACGATCGCGCCGGTCGCGTGCAACTGCAGCCGGACCCAGTAGACCGGCGCGGCACCGGGCGCCGGGACGATCGCCACACTGGCGTACGGAACGCGTTCGGGACGGAGAACCCTCGGGATCATGGAGCGCCCTTTCTTGACGGTCGAGGGCGCCCGCTCGGAGAATGCGGGAAGCCCGGTTGACCGCTACCACGGTTGACGGGTCAGGCCTCGTTCGGTGTGTCTAGCACCGGGCGGGGCCGCTTCTGCTGACCCGAGAATCTTACGCCATTGACGTAATGCTGTCAAGCATGTATTCTCGTCGGCATGACGATTTGTGACGACGTCCGCGCCTTGCGCGCCCGACTCGGGGAGGACACGACGACCTTCGGCGCGCGCTGGCATCGGTCGGGCCGGACCGTCGAACAATGGGAGCAGGGCCGACGCCGGCCGGATCCGCTGGTGATCGAGGGGATCCGGGAGGGCCTCGCGTCCCTGGCCGCCCGCGGGAAGCCCGCGCACGCGAAGCCCGCGCGGCGCCGCACGAAGCAGAAGAAGCCGACGCGCTAGGGCGGCATCACGATCGGCGCCGCCGGCAGCGGGGCCGGGGCCGGCGCCGCCGTCACGAGATCGGTGGCGCGAAACGGCGCCGCCCGCGGCGTCTGCAGTCCTTTCACCAACCCGCGCAACTCGCCGTTGTCCCGCAGTAGTTCGGCCACCTGCGCCAGGAGGGCGCTCGTCGCGCCGTTGGTCTGCTGCTTGATCGTGTCCAGCGTGGTGACGAGGGTGTCGTTGCGGGCGATCGACGCGCTCGTTTTCAGCTCGTCCTTGTACGCCTGCGCCTGCCGTCTGAATTGATCGCCAATCTCGCGGATCACCGCGAGGGCGGCGACGGTCCAGATCGGGATGACCATCGCGTAGTCGGCCGGGGTCATCATCGCTCCACGCCCCGCACGCCGCGCAGGAAGTGCTGGACGCAGGCCTTGGTCGTCGGCGGCAGCAGCGCCGATTGAATCCCCGCGGACGAATGCGCCGTGCCGCCCGCCCCCCACCGGCAGCCCAGCCCCATGAGATAGGCGATCGCCGGGTCGCTCGTTCTTCGACCTGGCTCTGGACTCTCGGCGAATCCCGGCGGCTCAGAGACCACCGTGGGTCGCTGCGTGCCGGGAAATCCACGCGCGCCCTTCTCGCCGGCGTACCCGTGCGTCGCGAAATACACCGTCGTCGTCGACAAGGCGAAATCGCCGCGGCGCTCGCTGCCCAGATCGGCGTAATCCCACGCAGGAATCGGCGGGTCCTCACCCGTCCCGTTCGATCCGATCGACGCCAGCAGTCCATGCGGCGGTTCGAAGCGCCGCAGATCGATCCCGTTGCGGTTCGCGCTGTTCTCGTTCACGAGTTGCAGCAGCGCGTTCACTGACGGCTGCAGCGCGTCACAGACCGCCGTGTAATGCAGGGACTGATCATCGAGGTGCGGCAGGATGAGTTGCGTATCGGCGAAGACGCAGAACTGGACGTACTGCCCATGCTCCGCGTTGAGTGCGAAGAACTCCGGCAGTCGACCGTAGTAGTCGTGATGCTCGGAGGGGTAGAGGTGCATGAAGCTATCAGCCATCCCCAGCACGCGGCGGCCGTTCGCACCGAGCGCCTGCGACTCCTCCAGCACCGGCCGGAGATCTTCCCCGCGCAGGAACCGGTCGTAGTCGCGGAACCCATCCGTCATTGCCCAGATCCACGGCTCGCCGGTCTCGGTGACGAAGCGCAGGCCCTCGACGCGGAGGCGCGGGAGGGTCTTCGGCTTCGGCTTGGTGCGCCAGGTCATGGCCTCGCCCGAATCGTGCAGCATCCGGTCGAGCTCATCGCCGGTCATGCCATTCCGGAGATGCGCCAGCCACGCGGCCAGACCGGCCGGGTCCGGGTCGCGGCCGAGTTGCCGCTGGTAGAGGGCCGTGATGGTGGCGATGAATTCGTCGTCGCGGTCGGTGATCATTCGTTTAGCCTAGACTCCCTGCGACACGGTCACCGTGATGGTGTCGTTCGCCCACCCCGACTTCCCCTGCCACCCGATCCCGTTGGCGTGTCCAGACATCGTGACTGAAACCTTCGGGCCTGGGATGGACTTCACCAACTGAAGCGCCGCCTCCTGCGCGGCGTGTAGTTGATCGAGCATGGGGCCGTCAATCTCCCGCGGCACAATGTCCGGCGCCACGATCGCCGTCCTGATCTCCTTTTTGTCTACGAATTGCGTCGATGCACTCCAGCTCATTTTCAATTCCTCCATGGGTCTTTCAGCGCGACCGGCGCGATGAATTCTTCGTCGCGGTCGGTGACCATGATCTAGACGCCGACGTCGGTCCGATGATCCGCTTGCGCCTTTTCCACTAATTCGCTCGGGAGCCACAGCACAAGGCCCACATTGCGCGCCTTCTTCCTGAAGACTTCCGTTGGATTCATCTGGTTGGTCATGAACGTGATCGCCGTTTCCTGATGGCCGCGCTTGCCTTTCAGTTTGAAGTGTGTCGCGCTCTCCACAAGCTTCTGTAGCCGGATGTTGTCCTCCCCGATGCGCGTCAACAGTTCGATGATGCCGAGCTTCCTACTCATGTGGAGTTCCTCCAGTTCCCCCAGGACCCCAATACCAGGACGACACCTTCGTAAACTCTCGATTCATCAGACACACATGCCCGCGACGGCACACCATCCGGTGCGGTGCATAGAAGGTCAGCCGGCGCACTGCGCGACAGCCTGGACAATGCAGCAGGCGGTACTGCACGCCGAACAAGGCGCGTGTGCGGTCAGGCCTCACCACGCGACGGAGCCGCCTGCGCCGAAGGTTGAGTTGCCGGACCAGTCGTGCGAGAACGCCGACCTGACCATCCAGCGGCCGTCAGCGGCACCGAGGGCGAGCACGACAGACGCGCCGCTGCTATCGACCGTGCCGGCGAGCACGTTCGCCTTGCCGGGGTGGTCGGCCTCGGCGGCGGCGACGACTTTCTGGAGCGCTTCGGGCGTGAAGAAGTGGGCGCCGATCGGGATGAGGAGGTCAGCCATACGGATCCTTTCACGTGAGCCGCCGCACACTGAGAATCTGCGATTTGGGATAGAGCGCCACCGAGACGCTGTTCCCCTGGTTGCCGCCGAGCAGCGAGACGTGCGTCGGCGTCTGCCCCACGTAAAACCCGACATGGCCCGGCGCCGTGATCACCGTGGCGCCCGCGGCCGGCGTGTCCGGCCCGCGGCGCAGCACCACCACGTCCTCTTCCGCCCGCGCATCAGTCAAGGGAATCGACGTACCGACCAGGAGCCAACTGCGCGCGGCGAGCGAGCGTGAACGCGGCAAGCCCAGCGTGCGGCACACGAAATTCACGAAGGCCGAGCACCAGGGCGTCTCGTCGTCTTCGACCCACCGGGAATCGAGCTGCAGCATCGCGAGCACCAGCGGATTGCTCAAGTGCCCCGCGACTTCGGTGACGCCGAGAAAGCTCTGCGCGACCTTGACGGCACTGGTGGTGATCATGTCGACTCGACTGGCCTGAAATCGACGTAATACGACTTGCCCGCCTCGAACTGGTCGAGCGCGGCGGGATTGTCGATGCCCAACTGGATCGTGCCCCACGGCGTCGCTTTCGTGAATCGCGCGTTCTCGCTGTCCTTCGCGGCATCCGGCTCGAAGACGGTTCGGAACGTCACCGCGTTGCCGACGATGCCTTCACACGTGACTTTTGCTCGGACAGACATTGGCTCCTCCTCTTCAGTCCGGCCGGGCATTCGCCAGCCAGAGCATCGACGTTTCGAGTTCCGTCGCGGCAATCGCGAGCGCCCGCTTGTTGAGCGCGGACGTGCTCGACGCCTTCAACGCTTCGATCTTCAAGCACTGCTCCTGCAGGCCTTCGATGATGCCGATCACCGTCGCGTCGTCTTCTTCACCCACGGGTCACCTCGTTTCGTTGCGGTCCTCGCGGCCGTGCCTCGTCATGACATGAGCACCACCTTCCGCAATAAGTCCGCGAGCGTGAAGGCGACCGACGCGGCGTGTACCTGATAGCGGGGCAGCAGCGCCGGGCCGTCAGACGTAATGGTCACGTCCTGAATCACGAAAGTCCCGACCTGGCCCCAGCCGGCGAGATTAATGGCCACCGTCTTCCCGCTCTTCGAGTTGATGTCGCGCGTGTCGTAGGTCGCCGAGACGATCGGCCGAGAGAAGAGCGCGAGGTCGGCATCACACAGGGCGCGGAGTGAGGCCTCGCCGCGCCGCTCGTCGATGATTTGAAATTCGCGAATGCCGTCGGTCGGGATCCCGTGCGCGTCGAGCTCGAGTTGCCCGAGGGCGGCCTGACCCGCGAGATCGTCGCGCTGGACCCAGATCTTGACCGACGCGCCGTTGGCCATCGCGAGGGGCAAGCCGTTGTTGGCGTTGATGCCGGTCAGGGCGGGCGCCGGCAGGACCTGGCTCCCGTAGACGATCGTCGTCGTGATCGCGCCGACGCCGCTCGCGGCGATCCCCGTCAACGTGTTGCCGCTAATCGCGGTGTAGCGGATCGTTTGCCCGTTCGCGATCACCCAGCCGCTCGCGGGAAACGGCGCCGGGCTCGCCGTCGGCATCGTGGTGGACCCGGCAATGACCTGACCGGGCGGCTGCGCGAGGTTGGAGGTATCGGTCGTCGGCGCGTTGGCCCCGAGGCTCCCGTCCGCCGTCGCATCCGCGTACGTCGTCGTCGTGTTGTCGGCCAGCGTCGTCAAGAGTTGGAGCTGCGATCCGTTCGCCGCGGTGCGATAGAGCTTCCGCTGGGTCGTGCCGGTCGCGCCCGCCGCGATGCCGGAGAGGGCGACCTGATTCGCCGTCGCCGTGCCCGACGTGAGCGCGTTCGCGCCCAGGCTCGCGTCGCCCGTCGTATCCGTGTAGATCGTCGTGCTGTTGTCCCCCAGCGTGGTCAAGAGCTTGAGCTGCGCCCCGCCCGCGGCGGTCCGGTAGACCTTGCGCTGCGTCGTGCCCGTCGGCCCGATCGCGATGCCCGTGAGCGGCACGACATGGACCGCCGAAGTCCCGGCCGTGTTCGACGTCGGCCCGATCTGCCCGCTGCTGCTGTAGAGCGTGCCGGCCACCAAGTGCAACGTCGTGCTCGTGTTGTCGCCCAGGCTGTTCTTGAAGACACTATTCGACCCATCGAACTTCGAGTAAATATTGCGGCTGATCGTCCCGAAGGGACCCACGGGCAGGTTACTGAGGTCGATGCGGTTGTTGGGCCAGAGCGACGCTGTAAAGGCCGCGCCGGGACCGACCATCGTTTCGCCGGCGGCGGTGACGAAGGAGACGTACACGTGATAGGCGCCCGAGAACACGGCGTCCGTGCCGGCACTCTCGGCCACCGTCGGCGCCGTGCTGGGATTCGCGATGGGGACGCTCCCCGTGACCACCGGACTACTCGATGGCCCTGGCAGCGTCTCGCCACTCGCGGTCACGAACGCCGTCGCGTAGACGTGCGAGCCGCTCTCTGGCCCATCGCCAGAGGTCGGCGCGCCAGGCGAGGGAGCCGACACGGGCGGCCCCAACGTCCCGACCGCGAGCGTGGCCAGCGGACTCGGCAACGATTCGCCCGATGCGGTGATGTCGGTGTAGGCGTACTTGTAGCTCCCGATACCGAGTCCGCTCCCGACCACGAGCGTCGTGCTCGGCGCCGTACCCGGCGACGCGCCCGGTCCAACGAGCGATCCCCCGCCGCCGAGGTGCACGCCGGCATACGTGAGGATCTGCGACTGCGCGCCGCCCGAGATCGTCCCGGCAATCGCCTGGCCGCCGCTCGCCGTGAACATCGACGCATCCACGATCGGCACGATCGTCTCGCCGGCCGCCACATCACACGGCACCGTTTCGCCATGCCCTTTGCCGTAGACCTTCGTCCGCACTTGCGAGAGATCGGTCGAGAAGGTGATGGGCGACGGATCGTTCAGTGGCGGATGACTCGCGTCGAGCGGGTCCGGCGCGGTCGCGGTCGGATCTGGCGTCTGGAACAGCCAGACGTTCTGGCTGGCGTCGACATCGGCGAACCCGCCGATCGCCGTGGCGAGCTGCCCGAGACAGGTCATGAAATCGGCCGCGCCGTCGAAATTGATCGAGACGAGCGGGAGCCCGGCCTGGACATGCGCGGCCGTGAACCCCGGCGCGTACTGGCTCACGATCGTCTGCGCGATCGTCGTCGCCGAGACAGTCGTCCACGTGCCGAAGGGGCGGCGCTTGTTGAGGCTGAAGGTGTGATCGATGCACGTCACCGGCCAGCGCGAGAAGCCGGACGTCCCGACGTAGGACTCGCCGACGTCCTGGATCTCGCCGCCGAAGATCAGATCCGCGGCATCGAGGCTGCTTAGCCCGATCTGGACTGCCTGGCCGACCGTCGGTGCCGCGTCCAGGGTGAAGCGCGCCGTATTCGGCTGCGCGTTCAGCACGTCCTGAATCGTCAGCGAGTCGGCCTGGACATGCGTCGAGACGACGCCCGCGATCGTGACCAGGATCGCGGTCGCACTCGGCGTCGTGAAGGACCAGATCGGCCCAGGCGTCGACCCGCCGGCATTGATCGCGACCACCTGCCAGGCGTAGGTGGTCGCCGGCAGGAGCGTCGGGACAAAGGACGCGCCGACCACGTGGAGGCCGACCGGGGGCCCGGCGAGTCGCTGCGCGTAGTGGTTGGCGACCTGCGCCGCGGTCAACGCGTGCGTGTACCACGCGACCTCGTCGAGCGATCCGCCGAAGAAATTCCCCGCCGCGCGCCGGCCGAGCAGCAAGGACGCGCTGCCCGTCAGGTTCACGGCGTTCTGGGGGGTCAGATCGACGGCCGCGCCCGACGCCACGCCGTCGATGTAGCACTGGCCGCCGCCCACAATCGCGCGATTCATCACCATCACCACGTGATGCCACGCGTTGTTCGCGAAGCCCGCGGCCGAGACCACCGGGACGAGGCTGTTGATGCGACTGGTGAAGGCGCCGACCGTGGACAGAAAGATCTCGCCGCCCACCGCGGTCGTGACCCCTTTATTGAAGAGGAATTCCGACGCGCCGGGATTCCCGTTCCGCTTCATCCACACTTCGATCGTGTAGCTCCCCAGGCCCGGATTGAGGACCGCCGTATTCGGGATGTCGATGCCGGCCGCCGCGCCGTCGAACGCGATCGCCACCGTCCCATCCGAGAGTGCGCTCGCCTGCTGGCGTGTGATCGTCTCGGTCGGTGTCCCGACCAGCCCCGCGATCTGGTCGATGAAGGTGCCGCTCCCCTCATCGAGCCGCCAGTACGCGGCGGGGCTATCCGCCAGCACGGCCGCGACGTAGGAGACGGCGCTCGCGCTCGTGGAGAGATACACGTCGGCCGTCGTCGCGCCGGCGGCGATCCACGAGAGGCGCGTGTAGTACGCCGTCCCGGCGTCGGTCGGACTCGGCGTCGACGGCGTCGCCGGCGCGGACGGCACCGGTACGATCGTCGCGCCCGGCCGCCGGCGACTCCGTCGAAACGGCGCGACGGGCGAGGACAGACCAGGCACTTATTCCCAGCGCGGCGCTTCGACCACCGCCTGGTGGACCGTGAGCGATCCGGTCGCGACAGTCTGGGTAAAGAACACATCGAGCGACTGCGCGACCTGCGAATCGAAGTTCCCGCCCACGACCGGCGCCGTGTTGTAGGGCACGAACAGCACGCCCGAGCCGCCGACGGTCGGCACGGGCGACGCGATCACGGCTTCCGATTCGAATTTGCCCCAGGGGATGAAATTCGCCGCGGATCCGACCGCGCGCAGCGTCAACATGAATTCGAAACTGAAATGCACGTTGACCTTCGCGACGATGTTCAAATTTAGGGCGAGACTGTCAAAAACGACCGTACCGCCCAGCCGGAGATCGAACCGCGCGGTCCCCGGCGTGGTGACGGCACAACTGATGCGCCCGGTGAGCCGGCCCCACAACACTTGCCCGATCGTGTCGAAGGCCGCCGCCGGCAGCGTGTATTTCGTCGCCGGCAGACAGGTCGCCGCGGCGGCCGCGGTCAAGGTCGGGCCATCGATTTGCGTGGCCGTCAGACATTTGCGATAGCCGAGACTCATCTTCGATCTCCCCTACGCCGCCGGGAATTGCCGGCTGGCTTTCATGGTGCGCGTGATCTCGTCCATCACTTTGCGCGCGACGTCTTGCGCGGTCCCGTTCACGTGAATCGTGATGTAGGTCGGCGACCCACTGGCGCCGGCGTGCGGCACAATCGATCCGGCCGCCTGCGGGACGAAGAGCTCCGGGCCGCGCTCGCCCACCAGGTACGGCGATCCGGTGGCGACCGAGCCGCCACTCGCGCGACCCTCGATCGTGGCCTTGGCCGCCGCGGACAGGTGCTCCCAGCGCGCGTTGACCGCACTCAGATCGATGAATTGCCCGGCGGCGACCGCCGCCTGTTCGCCCGCCGTCAGATGCGTGAATTTGTCGATGCCGATTGCGCCCGTCGTGTCGAGCTTGGCCGCGGCCGACGCCATCGCGAGTTGGTGGAAGCCTTCGACCGCGTCATACGTTTCGGCGGTCGTCTTCGCGATCGCCGCGGTGTCGGCGTCTTGCGCGACCGCCGCGTCATAGAGCGATGTGGTGTAGGCGTCGATGAGGACTTGTTCCTGGGCGGATTGGGAGATCCCCTCGACCTTGTGGGTGTGGAGCTCGTCGAGCGACCGGTTCAATCGGTCGAGCGCGGTCACGTTCGCGGCGATCGCCCCGACGGCGTTCAGGCCCCACTCGGCGTTGAGCTTGATCTGGGCGTCGAGTTCGAGGAGGACCGCGGCGTTGACGAGCCCCGCCGCTTTCAGCCGTTCCTCGCGCCACTGTTTTTCGTGCTCCATCGCCAGCACGAACGTTTCTTTGGCCAGGTGCGCGAGGAGGTCGTCGTACTGCTTGGTTTCTGCCGCCCAGATCTTCGTCGACTCGGTCGCCGCTTTTTGCGCCGCATCGAAGAGCTTGATCGCGACCTCGCTCGTCCCGACCAATCGCGCGATCTCTTTGTGGCTTACGCCGTAGGACTCAAGTTCGAGGATGCCCTCCCGCTGCGCGATCGTCAGCGGGTCGACGGCCTGGCTCCGGAGCGCCGTCAATTTATTCGCGAGCGCGTCCGCATGCGCGATGACGGGACCGTGGGCGTGCTCGTTGTCGACGAGGCTCTTCGTGTGCTCGTCGGTCGCCGCCGCCGCTTGTTTCGCGCTGACCCCGAAGTGTTCCCAGGAGAACACGGCGCCGACCGCCGTGATGGTCCACGACTTTAATCGGATCTCCAGATGTTCGAGCCCGACCTCGAAGTCGTGCGCAGCCTTGATGTTCTCGGGGCTGATGAGGGCGTCTTTGGGGACTTCCTCCATCTTCGTCCGAAGGTCGCCGAGCATCGGGATCAGGACCTTGGCCAGCTTCCCGCCGAAGAGTTCGACGGCCAGCCCGTTCTTCAGCATCGGATCTTCGACGCGCCCGACCGCTTCCGCGATCTGGAGAAAGGCTTCTTCTGGCCCCTCTGCCATCAGGGCCTTAACGCTGAGGCCGAGCATCTGCACCGCTGATGTGGCGTTCGCGTCGCCGTTGGCGAGCTTGGCGCTCAACTGTTCCACGCCGCGCGCCATTTGCTCCGAGTCGACGCCGAATGCTTTCCCGACGTAGGCGAGTTGCTGAATCGCCTCGGTTGTGATGCCGGTGGCGAGCGACAGCTCTTCGATCCGCGCGGTCGACGCGATCACCTCTTTGGCGAAATTGAACGCTTCGTGCAGCGCCTCGAGGATGACGGCGCGCTCCACCAGGTGTTCCATCATCCCCACGAACTGACTCGTCGCGGTGCTCGCGCTCGTGGCGGCCGTTTCGATCGTCTTGACTGACTGCGCGGCCGTGGCCATGTCCGCTTGGAGTGCGGAAATGTTCGCGGCAATTCTCACCACGAGGTGGTCGTCGGCGTTCGCGCCCGCCATTTACCGGGTCCCCCCTAATCCGTACTCCGAGAGCGCCGCTTGCACCGCCGCCTGAATCCGGCCGAGGTGCGCGGGCTCTTCGAGTTTCGCCGACGCCCAGAAGAAGGGCCGCGCGTGCATGTGCTTCGTCCCGGATTCCAGCCAGCGATCGAGCATCGGCGTGTGCAGATTCCCGGCGTCGACGATCCAGCCCCAGCCCGTCCGATCGGATTTCACGACGATCCCGGCGACGGTCGCGCCCGTCGAGGTGCCGCTCAACTGGCGCAGCAGCCGCGCCTTCGCCTCCGCGCACACGTGATCGGCGGACACTTTCGCCGCGGTTTTCACGAAGCCCTTGATGACCTGCTTCAGGCTCTCGCCTTCCAAGGCCTCGCGCATCCGCGTCGCGTCGATCTCAATCGTGAACGTGTTCTGTGCCATGGATCTCTTCGGCGGCGATCTCGTGTTCGATTTCCATTGCGAGGGTTCTCAAGGGCGACGACTGCCAGCCGGTCGGGTGGGCCGCGTTCGCCGCGACGGCCGCCGCAAACGCGCGGTACTCGATCACCTGTTCCAGGAACCCGGCTGGCAGCCGCTGCTGTTCGGCGACGAGGACGGACGGCAGCGCGCCGCCGAATTCCTCCGAGAGCCGGCCGAGGTAGTGCTCAAGCGGTTGCGGCCCCGTCCCGATCAGCGATCGGTAGAGGACGGTCAGGCGCTTTTTTTTTCGGCCTCCGCGTCCGCCGCGGTCGTGTGGAAGAGCCCCGGCTTCGTCCGTCGCAAGATCTCGGTCGCGAGAAACTCGAGCGCCTCGTCGTCCAGATCCTCGACCGCGTCGGTCCTCGACCGATCGACGGCTTCGCTCGGCGTCAGGGGCGCGATGGCCTGCGGATAGCTCCAGCTGATCAGCCCCGCCCGGACGATCGTCGTCCGGTCGTACCCGCCCAACGGATCCGCGAGGACCTGCTGCGCGTCGGCCGGCGTCGCGAGCCCGTTCAGGATCCGCTGAAACGCGCCCGACCACCCGCGCACCGATCGCCCGCCGACCATACTGCGCATGTGCTCGGCCTGCGCGCGCTCGAGCTCGCGCCCGGTCAGCTTCCGAATCGTGACCGTGTGCGGATCGTCGAACGGGATCGGGATCGTGACGGACGTCTGCGAGGCAAAGATCGACATCGCCTTTACGTCCAGACCCCGGCGCCGGTCGGTTGCAGCGTCGACTCAAACCCCGACAGCTTCCCGTTGTTGGCCTGGGCCTTGTACTTGTTGAGCCAGCACGACACGGTGAAGGTTTTCGAATCGCCGAACACGATCACGAGCACGCGGGCCGTGGAGGTCGGGAGCGCATCGGCGTCCCCGGGTCGCATGACGACGTGCGGCCCCGTCGTCGCGGTCGTGTCGAAGAACCCTTTGACCGCAATCGGCGGCACCTTCCGCATCCCCGTCGGGAGGAATTCGCGCCACAAGTCGCCGAACGCTTCGGAGCTTTGCAGCTCGACTTCAATCTCGGCGCCGCCGAGCTCCATGATGAAATTGCTGATGGTGCGCGGCGTCGCCCCGCTGTCTGTGAGCGAGACCGAAACGCTCGTAGAGCCCTGAATCCCGACGGCCATAGCCTTCTCCCTACGCCACTTTGGCGCCCTTTGAACAGTTACACCGCGCGTGCGCGAGTTGCACGTTGCTGTACGAGTGCGCCCCGCCCTTCGACAATGGAATCACGTGATCAATGTGCCACGTCTCGTTGATGTCGACCGCCGCGCGGCAGATACCACAGACACCGCCGTCTCTCTCAAAGACAACACTGGGGTCCACGCGCTCGACTGACGCGCCACGACGACGGGCGTATCGCATCCGACAGTGGATTTTCGACCGGGCCTTTCCGGATGCCGTTTGCCGAGCGCGCCGTGAATACTGACGTTTTTTCTCTGGGTTAGCATCCGACCACCGCTTCGCCACTGCCGCCGACTGTTCCTTGTGCTCCTTCGCCCAGCGCTTTACCTGCTGGCGCTTTTTCTCGGCGTTGACAGCGAGCCAGCGGCGATCGTGCTCGCGGTGTGCTGCCCGCTGTTCAGGCGTCAGTGGCCGACGCGACGGATCTCGATACCGCTGCCGCGCGCGCGCGTTTGCCTGCTCACGATGCGAGAACTTGTAGGCACGATCGTGCTCCCGATGCGCCTGATGATGTGCACGTCTCATGTCTTGCTGGCAGAGTTTGCATTTCGGCTGAAGGCCGCCAGGACGATCGCGCCTGAGATTGAACGCGCTTCGCGGCTTCTCGGAATCGCAGCGGCGGCAATGCTTTGTCGTAGACTTCGGATCAGCCATGCGTGCGCGGCTCCTATCCGCGTGCGGGTGGTGAGGGGCCGATGGTCGCTGAACACGTCCACCGGCTCCGCTTAGTGTACTCCTGAAGAGCAGCACCTTCATCGTCAGGTCCGCTTAAAACCGACGAACGGAGTGATCGAGCCGCTACCAGTTACGTCTCCGTTAAAACAGAGGTAGCGATCAATAGTTCCAGCCACGGTTAATCGCTCGGCTGCAGGCGCCGCGGTTTGATTCGTGAATGAAATCAGGTCGGCGTACGTGACATCGTCGGGCGAGCTGCGTATCTTGCCAACGAAGCCCGAAAATCCGTTCATCGCGCTGATAAATTGATAGCCGACGCCGCCGAGCACGGTACTGGAGCGCACGAAGGATCCGCCCGTGCCCGCGCCGGTCGAGGCCGTGGTGTTGACGGCCACGCTGAACGTCGTGGTCGAGATCACCGTCACCGCGAGATCGCTATTGATGCTCGGCCCCGCCAACGTGTTGCCCGACGGCAGGATCTTTTGCCCCGTCGTCAAGTTGTGCGGCACGGTCGTCGTTACCACACACGGGTTCGCCTTGGTCGCCGACGTGATCGGAATCACCGTCTGGGTCGGGTCGAGCGTGTAGTCGACGCTCGCGCCGTCCGTCTTCGTGTTCCAGTCGACCGTTTTCGGCGTCGCGTTCTGGACGATGACGCCTTCGTCGAGCGCGCCCGTCACCTGATAGGCGACGTTGGCTTTCGTCAGCTTGGCGCTCGCGCTCAGCACGGTGTATTTGGCGGTCAACGCGCCCTGACAGGCCGCGAAGATCGCGCCGATCGTGTTGCCGGCCTCCGCCCACGCCACGATCCGGGTGGTCGACGGCGCCGCGCTCATCGCCGCATGGATGCCGGCCGCGGTGGTGTCGAAGAACGCGCCGTCCTGGGTGATGGTCGCTTTCCGCATCCCCGTGGGGAGGGTCGCGCGCCACAGGTCGCCGAGCCCCTCAGACGGTTCGAGCTCGACCTCGACCTCGTGGGAGAAGCCTTGCACCTTCGCCGACAGGAGTGAATAGCCGTCGACGAGCAGGACCGCAAAGGACGCGGAGGAGACCGGGCTCATGCGGGGACCTCGTCAGCCGGCCGGCCGAGATCCGTCCACGCCGCCTCGCGCAGCGCGGCGGTCACCGGCTCGATATGCCCGCTCGCGAGCAGCGGCGCGAGGCTCTCGACCGGGACGCGCGCGCAGGTCTCCCCCGCTTCAGCCAGCGTCACGTTGTCGCGCGTGGAGAGGCGCCGGACCGCGCGATAGTCGGCGCCGTGCAGGTCAGTCATCCCAGACCTCGTCTTCCCAGAGGAACGCGCACACGTGACAGATCGGCCGGCGCACCCCAAAGCCGCCGCGCGGGCCGCGCTTGTCGGGTCCGGCCCCACACTGCGGACAGGCCGCGTCCTTCGCCGTCGGCACGGGCTTCCCGTGCGCGTCGAGGATCGGCGGCGCCTTCTTGTCGGGGTCAGGCATCACGACACGTTCTGCAGCACCAGGCGCACGATCACACACTCTTCATGCACGACCGTGCCGGCGATCGTTTGGTCCCCGAGATTCACGATCGCAATATCCGGCAACGGCAGCGCGCTCGCGACCGTGTAGCCCGTGACGCTGAGCGTCGTCGTAAAGAGCAGCTCGATCGCTTTCGCGAGGATCAGTTGGCATTCACTGATCGCCTGGAGCGCCGAGAACGCGTGCAGGCGCAGCTCGATCTCGCTGAGGTCGCCGTGCCCCGGATACGTGCCCAGCCCGCCGAGCTGCGTCGGCACCGCGACCTCGAACAACAGGAACGGGTAAACGGTATTTTGGGGTACCACGTTATGCACGCCGCCCGGCGCGAGCGCGGTCAATGCGGCCACGTTCAACGCGGTCACGAGCGCGACACTCAGCGGGTAGAGGGGCGAGTAACTCGTGGTCATGCCTGCTTCTCCGAGACCATGATGTGCAGCTCGCGACGATCGTTGGCGGGATCCCGGTAGCTCTCCACTTGCAGGATCCGCGTGCCGATGACGATCCGATCGGTGACGCTGATGTCCTCCGTGTACCAAATCTCCAACACGCCACTCAGGACCGCATTCAACGTCGCCGCCTGCTGCGTCTCGCGTCCCGTCAACGGCCGTTCATGCGCCCAGGGTGACGACCGGAGCGTGTACGTCGTCGTCTGCCCGCCCGCGCCATCGCTCACGAGGGTCTGCTGCTCGATCCGGATCCGCGTCCGCTTCTCGCCCACGGTACTCATCGGTCCTGGACCCACACCGTGAAGCTCCGCTCCTTGGTCTGGGCGGGGGATTCGGAGGTCACGATCTTGTTCGCGATCTGGTACTTCTGGCCGAGCGTCCCGGCGGACAAGCGGACTTGTGTCTTGCGCGCACCGGCGAGGATCGTCTCCTGATCCTTGGTGAGCGCGAGATCAGTCGTCGAGGGCCAGACCGCGGTGATCGTGAACGTGCTCGTCAGGATCGCGGCGCCGACGGCGAGATTCTCCGTGTCGTAATCAAAGGTATACGCCTTGATGTCGCTGGGGTCTTTGATGACCAGTGCGCCGTCGGAAATCGTGACCACGCTCATGGGACGACCTCGATGACGTCGTCATCCGCGCCGACGTCGACGACGACGTCATCCGCCGCCACCTGCACGACGACCTCACTCGCGGACCCGTCCCCCGTATCGAAGAGCACCGGATCGAACAGCCCCGCATCAAAGAGCACAGGCATCCTCAGAGGATCGTCAACGTGCCGGTGACCGTGTTGTTCGGCGACCCGGCATCGGAGATCGCCTGCTGGACGAAGTTGTTCGTGAGGAGGTTCTTCTGGCTGCCCCCGTTGGTGCGGATGGAGGCCGTCACGGCCGAACGGATCACGTTGCCCGCGACAATCGCGCCCTGCGTCGAGGCGCCGCCATTGGGGCACAGCACCCCGTACTGCCCGGACTGCAGGTCCAGCACGTTGTTGAGCACCGACACGCCGTTGCTGGCCCAGATGCCGCTGTAGCCGGCCGCGGCATAGGCGGCGTCGGTCTGGACGGTGTTCCCCTGGATCGTGATCGCGGTGGTGGTCGCAATCTGCGAGCGGATCGCGCCGGTCGTCTGGTTGTGGAAGACGTTGCCAGCAATAACGACGCTCTCCGGGAGTTGTCCCGCCGTGCCGTCGAGATACACGCCGTAGTTGCCGCCGCGGACGAGATTCGACGTGACCAGGCAGCGCTTGGGATCGTAGAGCGTGATGAGAATGTTGGTCGTGTCGGTGAGGCTCACGATCGTGTTGCCGGTGATCGTGATGTCGAACGCCCGGGTGACGTCGAGGCGGGTGTTCTCGAAATAGTTGCCCGCGACGCTGACGCGATACGGTCCCGTGTTCGCGGTCGGGCTGCTGTTGTTGTTCTTGATCGTGAGCGGGGCGCAGTCGTAGAAGAGGTTGTGCGCGATCACGACCTTGCCGGCGTTCACATTCGGCAGGTTCATGTCGATCGCGAACGTCGTCGCGTTCTTGCAGATATTCCCGGTGATGACCACCGACGAGTTCGCGTCCGAGTCGATCGAGCCGATGCTCGCGATGCCGGTGTCGATGTAGTTTTCCGCGATGATCGAGTCGCCGGTGCTGTTGCTGAAGATGATCCCGCCGTCGTTATGGCCCACGCCCGCCCCGCCGAGGTTCGTGTGGTGGACGTAGTTCCCGGTCGCGCGCCCGTCGGTCGACCCGCTGAAGTGGATGCCGTTGCCGTTGCAGTCCTCCACCCAGCAGTGATCGACGACCGGGCTGATGCCGCCGATCGTGATCCCTTCCGCCTGGGCGTCATGGACGTAGCAGTCCCGGACGACGCTCCGGTCGCCATCGAGATCGAGTTCCTTGTGGTTCTCCCACTGCGTCAGGAGGGTGTTGTTGGCCTTGTTCCCGTCGACGGTCAGCCCGAGGATCGCGACCTGCGCGGCCTGCGCCGAATAGACGAGGATGCTGCTCGAGACCAGCGTGCCCCCGGCCGGAAACGCCACGCTGAACACGGTGCCGACCGTGATGACGTTCCCGACGATCGCGGTGATCGCGTGGTTGGCTGGGTCGTAGCTCGCCCCGTTGAAGACGGTGACGTCCATCCCCACGCTGAAGCCGGCGGCGCTCGTGACGGTGATGGCCGTCGACGACGGGCCGGCGGCGATATTGGTGCTGGTGGCGGTACTCACCTGGTTGCTGCGCTTGAGCGTGGCGCCGTAGGCACGCCAGGTCTGGCCCGCCAAGGGCACCAGCCGCCCGGAGAGCAGAAACGTCTTGCCGGCCGGGAAGCGCAGCGTCCCGCCGACGCCCGCCGCAGTAATCGCCGCGCGCAAGGCGAGCGTATCGTCGGTGACGCCGTCGCCGACCGCCCCGCCGGACGTGCGCGGGTCAGTCTCGTCGCTCCGGAAGCCCCACCCGTCCGCCTGGGTACTGTCCCGGACGACCGTCGCGCCGTCAGGGGCCGCACTCGCGACGACGAGGGTGTCGTTCCAGACCATTTTCGAGACCTGCACGTCGGTCCGGTTCGTCCCGGTCAGCGACGTGCGGTGCGCGATGGTCCCGACGGTGCTACTCATGGGATCACAACGCCTTATACGGCCACAACAGCGCATCGACGCCGAAGGGCAGCACGTCCGCGGAGGCCCGCACCAGCGCCGCGGCGTCCCGGTTGATCCACCAATTGCCGATGAGGAGTTTCATCGCGGCTTTGATCGACGCCGGCACGGCCGCGGCCGCGGTCCCATAGCCGGCGACAAAGCGCACCGTCACCGCATTCGGGACCCTGCGCGTGACCGGGTAGTACACGGCGTACGCCGGCGTCAGACGGCCGGGCCGCGCCTTCGGGCCGACGGGCGCATCGACCGTGAAATTGCTCGCTGGCCAGACCTGCGTCACGCCGGCCGTATCGACGTAGCTGAGACTCGTGACGGAGACGAGCGGCGCTTTGGGCACCCAGATCGAGCCCGCCCCGTCGAGCGTCGAAAAACACTGCGGGAAGCCGTCGAGTTGCAGATCCCAGGTCTGCGCGAGGAACGCGCGGTGCGTGAAGGTTTCCGCGTATTCCCGCGCCGCGACGATCAGGGAGGCCAGGAGATCGTCTTCATCGGCGACGGTGACGCGGAGATGGGCGCGTACTTCCGCTAACGTGAGCGGTTCTGTCGCTGGCGCCGTGACGAGGGACAGGCTCATCGGTCACGCGGCTTTACTCGATGCTGAGCAGCTCTTCGTACCACATCGCGCCCATCGTGAAGGTCTCCCCCACGAGCGAGCTGACGACATGCAGACAGAGCGAACAGCCCGGCGGGACAATGAGCCGGCCGTTGACTTCCGCCGAGATCGCGCCGAACGGCACCACACCGCCCGCCGCCTTGTTGTAGGCGTTCCCCCAGGGGAACCAGCCGTTATCGAGCACGGTCGTGCCGATCGCGTTGACCGCTAATCCGGTGTAGCCCTGCTTGCCCGAGTTGCCGCGGATGGCCAGCCCGGCGCTCGACGGCGCCGCTTTGGTCGTCGCGACCTGCGCCCAGCCGCTGAAGCCTTCGACGACGGCCGTCGAGACGAGATTGAAAAAGAACAGCCGATCGATGATGAGGCTCAGCCCGGCGTTCGTCGTGGGGGAGCCGTTCCAGAGTTCGAGCGCGGCCAAGGTCGAGGGTCGCACCACGATCCCCGCGGCGGCCGTCACGGTCATCGTGCCCCACGCCCGCCCCTTGCGGGTCATCTCGGTCCCGATGGGGAGGCCCTGCACGACGAACTGTTCGTTGAGTTCGTTGGCCTGGAACTGGCCCTGCTGGTACGCGCCCGCGGGTCTGCGCACCGAGCCGATGACTTGTGCGGTGGTATCTGCCATAGCGAGTGCTCCTGACCTCTGCGCCGACTACGCCGCGACGATCTGCGCGCCCTCGTCGAGCGGGAAATAAAAAATGTCCCACTTGATCGAGCCGGTCGTGTTGTTGCCCGAGCAGGTGATCGTGAGGTTGCCGGTCGGGAGAATGAACGACAAGGCGTTCAGGGCCGGCGCAAACCCGGCGCCGGTCGCCGTCCCGACGACGGCCGTGCCGTCGCCTTCGACGACGACGATCGCGCCGATTTCAAAGCTGGCCGCCGCGAGCGTGGACGCGATGACGACCGCCGAGCCCACCGTCGGCACGGAGTTCACGCTCAGGTTGTTCGCCGTCGCCGAGGCGGCGACCGTGAACACGCCGGAGAGACTCGTGACGAAGACGCGCCCGCCGCTGATCGTGAAGATCGTCTGATCGCCCGTCTGCGGCCACACGGCGGTGGGCCGGGCGGTATGGAACCCGAACCCGAACGCCGTGAACATATCGCGCGATTGATTCGTGTACACCAGCCGGCTCCTTCGAAAATGCCCGCGCGCTTAGAGGACGGACGGGTTCAGATGCCCGGCGTAGCGTGGCCGCCCGAGGCCAATCCCGGCCACGAGCAACGGATTGCCGACCGACGAGAAGTTGAAGGCGACCCAGTGCGCCGGCGGCGTGAGCGTGTCCGGGTCGATCTCGATCACGATGACCCGATGATCGAAGGTCGCCGCCGTCAGCGTCAGACCGGTCGCCGCGACACTGATCGCATCCCCGAGTTGATCCGCCAGATCGACCTTGTAGTCCGCGGCCGCGAGGCGATACTTGAAGGCGATCGCGGTCGTGAGCGACGTCGCCAGCGCGGCGGTCGAGTCGCCGTAGACCGTCAGCACGGAGTCGCCGGTAATGGCGCCGAACTGCAAGACGGCCGTGAAGCCGTCGAGTTTCCCGACGTCGACCGCGTCACTCACATACGCGGCCGCCGTCTTGTCCTTCGGCTCGAAGATCGGGACGATGACGAGCGATTCACTCATCCGCATGATGCAGCTCCCTTACGCGCGCGTCGCGAGGACGATGAATGGACTCTGGGTCTGCGTCCCCTTGAACGGCGTCAGCGCCGAGCGCGGCACCGGCTGCCCGTCGCAGCGATAGAAGGCGCGGAAGGTCTGCTGCCCGGAGGCGAACAGGACGTGAATGGAGGACGCCTGTTCGACGCCGCCCTTGCGGATCAGGCGGTAGCGCGAGAGGTCGAGGAGCGCAATGTCGCCCACGGTGCCGATGGTGGCGTTAAATTCCGTCTCGACGACCGGCCGCCCCTTGATCGTCAAGACGCCGGTGCTGTCGTAATTCACGAACCGCGGTTCGAGCGCGCCGGCGCCGGCCGGGATGCTCAAGAGATCGAGTTGCGGGTTGCAGTCGGTGTTGATCGCCCAGATGCTGTTCTTCTTGGAGCGCGAGGGGAGCCGCGCCCACATCTTTGAGAGGTTGCTGACGTTGATCGACGCCGCCCCCTGGCCGGTTTCCTTCGCGATCGAGAGGACGCACGGCGCGACGAGATACCCGAGCGGTTGCCCGGCGCCGGTGCCTTCCGTGACCGCGTCTTCGACCTGGAACGTCAGTTCCTCGCCGAACATCGCCTGGAGCTCGCCGCCGAGGCCCGCGGCGTCATTGACGAGTTCATCCGTCATGTACCCGAGCGCGCCGACTTTCCGGAGCTTCAATTCGAGCCGCGCGAGCTTGGGCATGGAGGCCGTCGGCGCCGTCCCCTGGTCCACCCAGTAGCCGAGCACGCCGCCGGCGCGGGTCGTCGCCCGGCTCGTCTCATCGATGACGTTGTAGGCGATCGAATCGCCCGAGATGGTGCGCGCATCCACGCGCGAGAGCAGTTCGCCTTGCGCGAACATATCGCGTTCGATGCCGGCCGCGACTTCGTGCGGGACGGCAAAGCCGCCTTCCGACGGGACCGCCGTCCCCATGCCGGTCGCCGCGGCGAAGAGGCGCGGATCGGCGCCTTCGCCGCTCATCGCCCGTCGGACCGCGATGGCAAATTCGCCGAGGGCGGCCTGCCGGGCTTCGGCGCGCATCTCGGGCGTCGCATCCGCGTGGAGCGTCGGCCCCCAGGCCCGCTCGCTGGCGTGGTCGTCGCCGACCTGGATCGTCGGCGCGTGGCGTTCGTCGTCCTGCAACCGCCGGGCGAGGACGAGATCGGCCGCAATCGTCTCGGCCTGGTTCTCGAGCGCGTCGAGATCGGCGACGACGGCCGTCAGCCGCGCGCTCTGCTCCGGCGTGCGGGCCGTCACCGCGGGCGTGGTCGCCGTCGCGGCGAGGGCCGTCGCGGGAATCGCATACAGCGCGCGCCCTTCCTTCTTCAGCTTGGCGATCGCCGCCGCGGTGTCTTTCTCTTGCTGGATCAGCTGGTTGATGTGGCCGACCGCCCCGACTTCACTCCGCAGTAAGGGCACGTCGGTCAGGTCGGCCAGCCACGCGCGCACGCGCGTCCCGATCGCGATCGTGCGCTGGACCAGCCAGGTCTTCGTGAGCGTCGATCGCCAGGGCTCGGTGTGCTCGGTGCCGTGGCCGCCCCAACAGATTTGATAAATGTCTGTCGGCGTGTGCGCGATGGCCATCACCAGCGCGAGCAAAAACGGCAGGGTCGTCACTCTCATGGGGCGGTCTCTCCTGCGAAAACTCGCGAACACAAGAAAAAAGCGCGTGCTCATCGAGAGACCGGAAGGCGCAGATGTCACGCCGGGATCTCGATCAACACGCGCCTCAACGGAGTCGCGGTAGGTCGCCTACAGGATCAGGGAGCTGGGGAGTTTCGCGCTACGAAACGACGGAGTAGAATGCCCGACGCAGCGGCAAGAGATTGCAACTCTGGCCTGTCCCGCGCAGGCCTGCCGCTGATTTTCTTTCCTTCCACCGCGCGGGACTAGCTCAGGAGGCGGGACCGTGAGGCCAGTCAAACAGGAGACGCTCGACAAGCTCGAACACATGGTCGGTCGGAGTTGTGATCAAATTGAGGCGCTATTCGACTACGAAGGCGACGACGATCGCGCGTACGGGAGACTCAGGACGAATGCGAAGTCGGCCGGTGTCATCATCACCGGCTTCGGACGGGTGGTCTCCGCCGAAAACAACCGCGAAATGATCGCGCGGATGCCGATCCCTGAGCAGCCCGAGCGACTTCAGTCCGCGTGACGCGCTCGTGCCTGCACTGTGGGGGCGAGATTCCGGCGTCGCGAAGGTCTGACGCGACGTACTGCTCAGATCACTGCGGCGCCGCCGCGTCCTATCAGCGTCGCAAGGTAAAGATCATCGCCTCTGTTCGTTCGTGGCAAGCCCAGCATCCCGATCGCGTTCGCGGATACGGCGCAGCGTCGTACCGTCGCCATCGCGCGAAGAGACTGGCCGCGCAACGTCGACGGTACTCCCTGAACAAAGCGGCCGCGCGCGAGCGGCTCCGCGCATGGCGCCAGTCGAACAAGGCGAAATATCGAGCGCAGCAACGCCGGCGGTATCTGCGCCATCAGGACAAGTGTCGCGCTCAGGGTCGGGCCGACTACGCGAAGCATCGGGCCGCGCGCATCGCGGCGGTACTCGCGCGACGAACACCCGAAGACCGGCGCGCAGAGGGCAAGCGCAGGTACTGGCGGTATCACGATCGTGAACGCCTCAAGAATCTGCGTCAGCGCCTGAAGAAACAGTTCGGCGGCCGACTCCCAACGGCGTCGTATGTGAAAGCCCGCGAGTTATGGCTCATGGTGTGCTGGGAAGACGCGGCAGCCAGAAAGGCGGCTCGACTATGACCCGTCGCACCGTACTCCAGATGCTCACCGCCGCGTGGTGGCGTGGTGAATCGATCGTGTTCTACACCCCAAGGTGGTCGAGTCGAGGGTTATGGTGCCTGCGGAAACCGGAGGGCGCCTACGCGTGGCTCATCAACCTGGAGGCGTGCGCGGACGTGGAGGCGCTCGCGCGTCGATCCAGACATTCTTCCGCGCCGTCCATCAGCACATCGCGCGTGAACTGACTCACGCTCTGATGGTTGGCGCGGGCGGCTTGCCCAAGGCGCTGCCGTTCCGCTGGGGACAGCCGGACGTGAAAATCGACGCTCGGCGCTTCGGCGCGGGCGGGGCGGCTCATCGGGGCAGACTCCCCCGCTCGCCGTCGATCCCCGTGGCCGTCACGCCCCACGCGAGCCGGTCCTCCTCGATCGCCGATTGGACGGCGCGATCATCCGTGAGGTCGTACGGCGGCTCGTGCGTCACGCGCGCCGCCTCGTCGTTCTTCCGCCGCCACGCCGCGCACGACACGCAGCGGGGATTCGCGCACGGTCGCCCGAGGGCGTCGCGCCCGTCCGGTGCGTAGTGCCGCCGCACGCGGTCCGGATGACTCGGCATCAGTCCTGGCCCCAGTCCACAAACACGACGGGCTCCTGTCGACGAACGGTCGGCCGCACCAGCGGCGGGCAGTCGCCTTCACGCAGCGGCACGTCGGCGAGGTCGGGATGCGTGAGGAAGACTTCGACCTTCCCGTGATAGGCGCCAGAGCCCAGGATCTCGGTCTCGATCGGCAAGTGCATGATCTCCCGGCAAAATTCCGGCGTCAGGAGCATGCGCGCGATGCGAGGCATCAGAAGAGCACCCGTCCCGCCTGGTCCTGGTCCGCAACCGCCTCGATCGCCTCATCGAGCTCACGCCTCGGGGCGGCCACCTCGTCGTCGTCACTGATGATCATCCCGCGATGGCGATCCCCGATGTGGCGGCCGCGCGCACTGGCCTGGAGCGCGTCCACAAACGCGCGTCGTGCACGGCCCTCGAGGGAGTCATCGCGCAGATCCGCGGCGCGCAGCCCGCGACTCGAGGCCGATCGCCCGACCAGGCGGCCCAGCGTCTCATCCATCGTCGCGATGCGATCGATCAAGCCCGCCGCTTTCGCGTCCTTCGCCGACAGGGCACGCCCTTCCCCGTAGCCGCTGCGCACCTCCTTCGCGGACACGCCGAGCCCGCGCGCGACGTCTGTCGTGAACTGCGCATACGCCACGTCGACCGTCGCTTGCTTCACCGCCCGCGCCTCGGGCGACAGCGGGCCGAAGGGACTGCCCTCGACTTTGTATTTGCCCGCCGAGATGAGCGTGACGTCGATGCCTGCCTGTTCGAGGGCCTTCGACAGATCCTGATGCGCGCTGTACACCCCAATCGAGCCCGCCGTCCCGCTCGGGATGCAGACGCGCTCGTCACACTGGCTCGCCAACCAATAGGCCGCGCTCGCCGCGAGACTGTTGATCTGCGCGATTTGCTGCACCTGTCCGCGCAAGGCGAACATCTTCGCGGCCAACTCCTGAACCCCTGGGACGGTCCCGCCAGGTGAATCGACGTCATAGACAATCGTGCCGATGCTCGGGTCCGCGGCGACCGCGTCGATCAGCGCGCCGATGCGCTCGCACGACGTCCCCCCGCTCGACTCGTCCAGCGATCCCATGCGGTGCGCGATCACGCCCCGGATCGGAATCACCGCGACGGCGCCGCGGCTCGTCGCCCCGGACGATCGGGGGCTCGCCTCGCCGAGGCGCGCCGCGATCTCGGCGTCGGTGAATTCGCGGCCTGCCGCGCGAAAGGCGAGGACGGCAAGCAGTTCGGCCAACTTCGCTGGGTGCAGCGCCCAGAGGGTGTCCGCCACGTAGGTCGCAATCCGTTGATATTTCATGACGGCACCTGTTCAGTCGCGGGCAGGCCGACCTGCATCTGGATTTGCATATTCTGCGGATTGAAGAGCGCGTTGTAGGTCTTCCCACAGTGGGGACACGCGACCGGCACGCTGAGCGCGATCACGAGGACCGGCCGTCTCGCCGCATCGCCCTCCGCGGGTGAGGAGGCCCGACAGTTACACGTCAGCGTCAGATTCATCGGGACGCCGACGGTCAGGATGGTAAACGGCTGGCCGACAATCGGCGTGCCCGCCGGCGCCTGAAAGGGCAGCGGGGCGTTCGTGCCGTTGTCGTTCATGCGGCCTCCCAGTCATCTAACCCAAGGATCCACAACTCGTCCGCCAGGGCGATCGATCGCGCGTGCGCCGTGGCGGCCGTCTCCTCGTCGTCTTGCTTGCGGTGACGACGCGGCGCGGCCTTCTTCGCCGGGGCTTTGCGCGCGGGTGATGGCTTCGTCGTCCACGTGCGGCGCACCATGCCGGAGCGCTGCGGGATGAGGAACGCGAACGTCTGCGGCGCGCTCGGGCTCGGCGCGGGCGCCTCCACCACGGTCGAGAGATCGCCGGTCGCCACCGCCTGTCCGATCGACGCGAGGAGCGCGCCGCCGAGCGGGACCGCCAGCGCCTCCCCACTCGCGACAACCATGCCGATCGCGCTCACCGCCTGCACGCCTGACACGACCACGGTCACATCGCCGCCCGATTCGCCGGTGGCGATCGCTGTGCCCACACCGGCCGTCATCGCCACCCCAGCCGGACTCGCGAGCGCGTCCCCACTCGCGACGGCTGGGCCGATCGCCGCGGCCGCCGAGACACCCGCCGGCCCGGTCCCGGCCGCGCCACTCGCGACCACGCGTCGTCGATCGCCTCAGACGCCGGCGCGAGCTCGCGCAGCAGGAGCGCGCGTGTCGCACGCACGTGAAGCAGAGAGACGAAGGGCGCTGCCGCGCCTGCGGCCGGCACGGCTCGCACCTGCATCACCTCGAACGGCGATCGCGCGGCGGGCAATGGACGGCGATCAACGTCGTGCTGCTCTGTCTGCTCTGTCACCAATTCGCGCACGCCGCCCTGCTCGACATTCGGGGCAATCCGGAGCCAGGGCACCTGTTGACGATCGAGAGTCAGGGCGACGCGCGGCGGCATCTCGAGCGCGGTCCCTTGTGGCGCTAGACAGCGACCGCGGCGAACGCGATCGGCCTCAGCCTGCCGACGGGAGGAGGTGACGACCCGTCGGATCCACCTGGCGACACCGATCGCGCCCGCGCGCGGATCTTACTTGGCCTTCTTGATGCGCAGGGGCAAGCACGCGCCGTCCGTGATCGTGACGTCGGTGAGCGGCACGATCGCCGAGGTGCCGTCCGCGTCGACACAGAGGTACACGGGCGAGCTCCCCGGCTGATCGCCCAGGACCAGGATCCGCACCGGTTCGCCGTCCACCTCGCCGTGGATGGCGTCGAGGAACGGGCTCGCCCACACGGCGCGGCCCATCATCGCCGACGTCGGGGTGTCCGGGTGATCGGTCTGCCGCTGGGCGGCTTTCTGACGGGCTTTGAGACTCATGGATCGGGACCCCTTCCTGACCGCCGGACTCGTGTCGGGGCGGTCTCCGGTTCAGGAGTCTACTCCGGCGGGTCACTGCACGGGCAACTTTCGGACCACAGACGGCACGTTTCGGCATGGATCAGCACCGCTCGCCACATCTCACAGGTGACAACTGGGCGCCTGTTTTGAACCTGTTCTGCTCACTATCTGAAGGGGTTGAGGCTGGAGCGGGCTACGGGGATCGAACCCGTGTCCGAGGCTTGGGAATGTCAGGCGCCGCGCCGTAACCGGCTGAGCGGTTGGACGTTCGGAGACGCGGGTAACTTTCCGGGCAATTGTGGCGCGGCAACCGGTACCGTCCGCGCCGCGCTGAGCGCGGCCGCGGCGGCCCGATCCACGTCGTCGTTGGCGCCCTGCGCATACTGCGCCGTCGCGCGCGATCCCGGCGCGTGGCCGAGCATGCGGCCGACTGTCGCGAGATCCCGCGTCGAGCGATAGAGGTCCGCGCCGACGCTGTGACGCAGGCTGTATAGATGAATCGGCGTGTCGTCGCCGTCGACGCGCCGCGCCGCCCGTTTGAACGAATGGCTGACGGCCGCGATGCTGAACACGCCGTACGCGTTGATGGCGTCGAATTTCCGGAGGGCGGCGAGGCCGGCGGACGTCAGTGGCCGCGTGCGCGCGGCGACGCCGTGCCCTTTGTCGCTCGCTGGCCAGCGCAGCGTGGCGGCGTCCCAGTTGATATCCGGGCGACGGACCTTTACCAGGTCGACCGGCCGGATGCCGACGTCGACGATCACCCCGGTGACGATTTTCGCGACCGCCGGTACGCGGATGCCTTTCTTCGGATAGGACCACTCGGGCATCGCGGCAATGATGGCCACCAGGGTCGCGTAGGCCACCGAATGATCCTTCGGGACCCACGACGTCGGGCACGTGGTCTCCTTGACCGGGTTCGCCGTCCCGGCCCCGTCGAGCGTCGTGTACAACGACCGCAGGGCCGACCGCCGATGATAGACGGTCGGCTCCGCGAACATTTTCAGCCACCGCTGAATCACCGCTTCGATCTCGTCACGCGTGATGTCGATGCGCGGCCGGTCGCCACCAAGCGCCGCTACCCAGAGCGCCAAGTGCGCGCGGATCTGTCCCACGTACCGCTGCGCGGCGATCTCCGGCTTCGCGAGGAACGTCTCGACATCCCCGCGGAATGATCCACTTCGCGCTCGACGGCCACCGTGCAGGTCGATCTGCTGCTCGCGCCACGCGCGCATCTCGGCGACGGGCTTCTCGATCGGAAACTGTTTCGTGTGCAGATGGCCGCGGACGCGCACGGTCACGCGCCAGCCGCGGCGGCGTCGACGAATGCCTGTCAGCTTGCGGGGCATGGGGTGCTGCGTCACTTACGGCGCATCATCCGTGTCGAGTTCCGTATCGAGGTCGTCGGAGGCCTTCAGGAGTTCCTGGATCAACGCGTTCGATTCCTTCAGGGCGTCGAGGGCCTCGCGCAGCGCGTCGATCTCTTTGCCCTGCGACGCGTAGAACTTGAGATGGGTCTCCCGAATTTGCCGATTGATGGCGCGCAGGCGGTCCTTCTTCATCGTCTCCCTCTGAGGCGTTCTCTCTCAGCGTGCGAAGGTCTCTTATTCTTCAGTTTCGGCGAAGAGTTCCAACAGGATCCGTCGTCGCATCGGCGTGTCGCCCACCCGCACCGCACTGGCATGCACGAGCGTGTAGGCTTCGACAATCGGGAGGGCTTGCAAGTCCCGGCCGTTGAAGCCGAGCGAGGCGAGATCGCCGCCGAACTCGCTTAAGGGGTTGCTCCCGAACTCGATCAGGAACCGCTGGAAGTGTCGCGTGCTGTATGGGGTGCGCGCCGCTTCGGCGGCGGCGGCGGCCGACACGCCCCGCGCGATATTCGTGCGCGCGCTCTGTTCGCGCCAGGCGGCCTGTTCGGCCGGGGTCCGCGTGCTCACGGTCCATGCCGGCGGCGGGGCTGGTGGTACTCGGGTGGTTGGTGGACGCGTTCTGACGTACGGCCAGGCGAGCACACCCACGATCGCCGCGACGACCGTGCCGGTGGCGATGTTGTACGTCCGTGCCGTCATAAGGGTTCTTTCGTCTTCAGACTTAAGCACTGCCGCGGGTAACAGCGACGTCGATCAAGTCCGCAGGTACACAGTGCCCAGAACGGAAAGTGATCGCTGAGCAGTAGGATGGCGGCGCCCGCGCTTCGGCGCGCTGACACCTTCCGTCTCTCCACGAATGGCGTGCCTACGCGTCTTTCCACCTCGGCGAACGTCAGGTTGAGCGCGGTCAGTAAGCGCCACACCGTGCCCAACTCGCTCGTATACGGCTCGTGCTCGACCTTGCTCACCGTCGACTTGTTGATCGGCGCGTCGCCGGTGCCGATCTGAAAGTGCGCCGCTTCGATCCCCAGTTTCGTTTGACTCCATCGCCGAGCCTTCCGCGACTTCCGAATCACGTCCCCGATCGTGAAGTCACTGGCCACGCGCCAGTTATACAGGGCTGCGGCAGGTCCGTAACTGCTTGTACTGGTGATCGTTAGCATTTTCCTGTGAGGGGCGTAAGTTTACGCTTGATCGCGACGCAAGTAAAGGCGTAAAATTCCGCCTTCATGCGGAAGACGCCGAATCACGTGCGCAACCTGCGCCGCGCGCGCACGATGAATCAGAGTGACTTTGCGCGGCTCGTCCATATCAGCCAACAGAGCCTCAGCAAGATCGAGCGGGGGCTGCTGCATCCGCGGCCGGACGTGCAAGGCCTCATCGCGGCCGTGCTCGGGGTGTCGCGCGCCGACGTGTTTCCGCCGCCCGACGACGAACGACTCGCGTCATGAGCCCGCGCTGCTACAACGTCGCGCAGCTCCTCGACCTCCTCCAGATCCCGCGGCGCTCGTTCTTCACGTTGAAGAAGGCGGGCCGGCTGCCCTTCCTCGAAGAACTGCAGCCGCGCCTCGGCCGACGCGCGCGCTATCGGGCGGATCTGGTCGATCGCTATCTCGCCGGAGAATGGGGCCAGTCGCGCCACTTCGCGTCGCATCGAAAGATCGCGTCATGACGCCGACGCCGGCGAAGGCCAGCCTCCGGACGCCGATCCCGGTCTGTCAGGATCTCGGCGTGACGCGCGGCCAACGGGGACGCCTGACGGGCTTCACCACGCACGCACTCCAGGCGCTGGCTCACTTACGCGAGGCGTGGCGGGCGGCGGATCCGACGAATGAAGAGTCGATCGGCGCGAGCCTCCGCGCGCTCCTGAGTGGACCGGCGCTCGCGGAGCGGCGGGCGCTCTGTGCGACCGTCCTCGTGCACGGTCTCGTCGAGGAGGAGGCGCAGGTGCTGCGCTATGCGGTCGGGTTCGGGCGCGAAGGGAGTCCCGACAGCAGCCCGTAAGCAGGGGAGAGGTCGCCCACAGGGCTGCACCCGGCGACCTCTCCCGGCGGAACACACCACTCTGGACTGGAGGCCCGAGGAATGTGCGCGTCGATTGTAGCAAACCCCTGGGTTGAACGACCGAGCGATCGGACGTGGTTGACGACCGGCGACGTCGCGCGCGTCTTGGGGGTGAGCGCGGAAGGCGTCCGGCATCTGGTGCGCATGGCGGAGCTCACCTGCGAGCGCACGGTGTCGGGCCTGCGCGTGTTTCGGGTGGCGGAAGTGCGGCGCCTGGTCGTGGCGCGCGCCGACCGGCGACTCCACGCGGTGCGGGCGGCGCCCCGGATGGTGACCGCCAGTCTGGAACCGCGGCAGTTGGCGCTCGACTTCAGCGCCCGGCTGAAGCTGGTCGGATCGCGCGGCAAAGGGCGAAAGGTCGCTTGAGGAGGCTCAAGTGAAACGTCGGCGGTTCTGGAGGAAAACCGGCGGAGTCTGATAAGGGCTGTTGTGTTACCCGACAGGCCGCGGGCAGGTGACCGCGCGGAAACGGCATTTTCAAAATGCAATTTGGTCAGGAGGCCCACCGATGGATGCCGATGAAAGGAGTCGTCTGATGGGTCTCTGTGCCCACCACTGGATCGATCCCGCCGCGCCGCCGATCGCGCGCGTCCTCGTCTCGCCCGTGGTCGGTCCGGGCGCGCGCGAGATGCGCCCAGGTGGCCGCTACGTCTGTCAGCGGTGTGGGCAGTGGCTCGAGGTGCCCACGCGCGCGCAGGTGTTCGGCGGGCCGACGACGACGAAGCAGGAGGCCCGTCCCCATGACTGACCGCTCGGGCATGGCGTGGGACGCGGACGTAGGCGATCGGCAGCGGCGACTGGACGCGCGCTTTGTCGAGCACCTGAGTCAGGTGCTCGACCGCTGTCACGAGCGCGGCGTGGTGAACGAGCGCGCGCTGCTCGATGCCCTCGAGGAACGCAGTCGCGGGATCCCGCTGCGCCTCGATCGCCTCGCCGAGATCTTCGGCGTCGAGACGATCTACGCCCTCCTGACGACGTCGGGGCCGGCCCAGGACCGCGCGCTGCTCCAGGCGCAACTGGACAGCATCCGCGACGCGCTGGTGAGCGCCGATCTCGAGGACCCCTGGTCCGCCGTGAGCGCGACGCTGCAACTGATCACGGTGCTGACCGACGCGCTCTGCGCGCGCCCACGGTGGTGGCCATGATCGATCTCACGCCGATCGGCGAGCCGCCGTCTCGATGCGCGCGGTGGTGTCCGCAGTGCTGCTGTTGGTGGACGCATGTGCGGCGTCGCCGGTGTCCGGCGTGTCGGGCGGCGGTGGTCCGCCAGAGGCCGCTGAGAATCCCGCGGCCGGGCGAACTCCGTCCCGGCATCGTCGCGCAGTGGAGCGAAGAGGGGAGAGCCCCCGTGACCGCGCAGCACGCCGACGAACCCCCGCCGAATGATCACACGATCCTCGACGACGATCTGTCCGACGACGATCCGAGCACGGACGACGAGGACGACGGCGAGGACGGCGACGACGATCCCGAGGTCGAGGACACCATCGCCGCCTGACGGGCGCGTCACGCGAGGACCGAGGAAAGGGAAGAAGGGTTTGCAGGAAGGGCGCCGGTGGCTGCACACACCGCGGGCCTGAGTAGATAGCGAAGCATCGGAACCCACCCGCGCGCGGCTGACTCTTCACAGACACCGCGCGGGGCGGGCGTGTGCAGGGAGGCTGTTGTGCCGTCTGGACGGGTCCAGTCTAGCAAAGTTTCGACGCGGCGTGCACGAGCGGCGGCGTCTCGACGAAAGAAATCGGGCGTCTGGTTTCACTGCGCTCCGAGTGGCCGGCGATGAGCGACCCGCCGTCACGCGCGCCCGTGATTCCGCTCCGGATCGCGTGGACGAGTGGGCACCTGTCAGCGATGGAGGTCAAAGTGCTACTGGCCCTGGCATCGTGTGGAGATTTCGAAACGGGCCGGAATTGTCACCCGTCCGTCGAGACGATCGCGGCGCGCGCGGGGGTGTCGCGCGCCTCCGTGACGCGCACGTTGGCGGCGTTACGGGACGCGGGGTGGATCGTGGTGCGCGCGTGGCGACGCCGGCATGCGACGAGGTATGACATCTGCGTCGATCGCTTCGCGACGCGTCAACCGAGCGCGCAACAGGCCGCGCTGATGGTGGACCCTGAAAAGTTGGAGGCTCAATTTGAGCCTTCAACTTACGAGAGAGGAAAGTTGGAGGAAACGTTGGAGGCTCAATTTGAGCCTTCAACTTACGAAAAGAGAAAGTTGGAGGCTCAATTTGAGCCTCCTACCAGTACTAAGAAAGAAGAACGTACACACACACCGCGCGCGCGCGAGGCGCGCGAGGACCCGACACCGGAACTCGCGCTACTCGGCGAGACCCCGCCGCCGCGGTGCGCGCATCCGCACGCGCACGCCTGGTGCGACGGCCGCGTGCATGTTCCGCGCGCGCTCCATTTCGAATTCCTGGATCGACTCGGGACGCGGCCCGGTGAGACCCCGGCGGCGAAGGCCGGTCGCCTGATCGCGTTCTACGCGGCCGATCAAACGCGCCTCCCGGCGAGTCAGTCCGTCGCCGATTCCTTCAATTACTGGAAAGCGGCATTCACGGCGTGGATCGCGCGCGAGGACGCGGCGCCCGCGCCTGAACCGGTCGCGTCCGCGCCGTACGATGCCGTCTGGCGACAGGTGCGCGAGCGGATCGCGACGAAAGTCAACCGCCATACGTTCTACACGTGGTTCACGCCGCTCGTGATGGTGACGTGTAGTCCGACCCTGATCGAAGTCACGAAACAGGGACCCCAGAGCGGTCTGTTCGCCGCCTGGGTGCAGAAGCACTACGCCGACGTGGTGCGATCGGCCGTCGAGGAGGTGCGACCGGGCGCGCGGGTCGAGGTGATTGACGTCTGGGCGATCGAGCGCCAGCAAAAATCCGGATGAGGAGGGCGACAGACCATGACCACCATCAACGAGCAGCTCGGCCTCCCGCGCGCCCCCAAGCGATCGATGATGCAGCTCCCGAGCGATCGCGCGCTGCGTGTGCGCGTCACCTCGGCGCGGTGTCCCGCGTGTCAGCGGACCGGCGCCCATTGCTCTCGCGGACGTCCGGGGTGGCTGGTGTGTAGTTGGTGCCAGCAGACCTGGCCACTGGACGACGTATGAAAGACGCTCGCGTGTATGCCGCGGTCGAAGGGGCAGCGTGAAGCCTGGCACCGTGCGTCTCGGCTTCGAAATCGGGACTGGCAAGGAAGTCGACGTCCCGATTCGGCACATAGCCGTGTGCGGTATGACGCAGGAAGCCGGGAAGACAACCGCGCTCGAGGCGCTGATCACGCGATCTGGCTTGCGCGCGTTGACCTTCGTCACCAAACGCGGCGAGGGGGTGTTCACCGAGGGGCGGCCGACGGCGCCGTATTTCCGCGAGCAGGCGGATTGGCGCTTTGTCTCGTCGCTGCTCGAAGCCTTTCTTGGCGAGCGGCTGAAGTTCGAACGCTCCTGGATCATGCGCGCGACCAAGGGCGCGCGCACGCTCAAAGACGTGCGGACCAAGATCACCACGCTCCAGGAAAAAGCGAGAGGCCTGAGCGCCGACGTGTATATGGTCCTCGCGGAGTACCTCGACGAGCTCGTGCCGGCGATCGCCGCGATCGACTGGGCGCCACGCGTGGCGCTCGCCGCTGGCGTGAACGTCATGGACCTCGCGAGTCTCGCGACGTCGATGCAACACCTGGTCATCACGTCGTCGATTGAGTGGGTGCTCGAGCACGAAGCGCACACCGTCGTCGTCGTCCCGGAAGCGTGGAAGTTCATTCCGCAGGGGAGAGGGACCCCAGTCAAGCGCTCGGCGATGGCCTACATCCGCCAGGGCGCCGCGCTCGGCAACTACCTCTGGCTCGACAGCCAGGACCTGGGGGGCGTCGACAAGGAACTGCTCCGGAGCGTCCCGGTCTGGATCCTGGGCGTGCAGCGCGAGGCGAACGAGATCAAGCGGACGCTCGACAACATCCCGGCCGGCATCGCCAAGCCGTCGAAGGCGGACATCGCGCTGCTCGCACTCGGCCAGTTCTTCGCGTGCTGGGGCACGCACGCTGTCCGGACCTACGTGCAGCCGGCCTGGCTCGACGCGGTCATGGCGCAGAGGGTCGCCGTCGGCACGGTCACGGTTGACCAGATCCGCCGGCAGCAGGAGCACATTCATCGCGAGGCCGAAACGGTCGCGCGTCGATTCGGTGTACCCAAGGAGGCGACTGTGACGAAGGAGGACGCCGCGCGGCTCACGCGCGAGAACGAGACCCTGCTGCGGCAGAACGCGGATCTGCGGCTCCGCCTGGAGCAGCTCGAGAAAGGCCAGCGGCCTGACGTTTCGAAAGGCCCTCGATCGGCTGATCGGACGCGAGGTGCGGAAGGGCGCGCCGGCGATCGCGATGGCGCTCGAGACACACCTCCGGGACCTCCTGCCGATCGCGGCCGCGGCGCTGGTGATGGACCTGGAGCAGCGACCGGCCCGGTCGACGACGCGCTCTACCAGGCGATCAAAGCGCGGCTGATCGACGAGGCGCCGGCGATCCTCCGACTCCTCATCGAACGCCCCGCGCTCGAGGTGCGCCTCGAGCGCCGCGTGATCGAGGCCGATGGGGCGTCGACCACCGGCCGCGTGGCGCGGCTCATCCGCGCCGAGTTCCTCGCCGAGTCGCGCCGCTTCTCGGAAATCCTCCGCGAACTCGAGCGCACCGGGACCCGCGTCAACAACAAAAGCCTCTCGGTCGCGCTGAAGGAGCTCGTGGTCGGCGGCTTTCTGACCAAAGAGAGTGTCGACCGGTACCGCGCGGTGCCCGACATGACGATCCGCATCGTCGAGGCCGCATGAGTCGGCTCGTCGTCCTGGGCATCTGTGTCGGCGTCTTCGCGATCCTGAACGGCGGCTATCTCCTCGGATGGTGGGTCCTCGTCGGTCGCCGGCAGCGTCAGCACGCGCGGGAGCACGAGGCGATGAGGCAACGGATGGCCGCGCGACGGATCGGGCGCACCGAATGATCCCCGACGATCCTGTGGTGATCCCCGACGGCCCTGTGGCACGTGGAACGTCTCAGACACCGACCCGTGTCTCAGACTATGGCGACTGGCTCACGAAGGCCGAAGCCGCGACCCGGATCGGCGTGTCGACCAAAGCGATTGAACGCTTCGCGCAGGCCCGCAAACTCCAGCAAGCCTTCCGGCCACAGGCGGGGAGTCCCGACGTACGGGTCTATCACCCTTCGGACGTCGATCGACTCGCCCAGGACCGCGCGCCAGCGCCCTTGCCGCCGTTTCTGGTACCGGGTCCGACGGGACAGCGGCTCAACGGGCACGGCGCGCTCGCGCCTGTTGCGGATCCGCAACAGGCGGTGGCGTCAGCGGTCGGACCCGGCGACGATCTCCTGCGCGTCCTCGTCACCGCCGCCAGGAAGGTCCTGTCTGAGACGTCTCAGACACCGAGCCTGTTCTTGACGATCAAGGAAGCCTCGCTCGTGACCGGCCTCACGATGGCGTATCTCCGTCGGCAGGTGGACGCCGGGGCACTCAAGGCCGTGAAGGATCGCGGGTGGCGGATTCGGCGGAAGGATCTGGAGCAGTTGTGATGTTGCCGACTACGGTTCATGACGAACCCGCTCGAGCCGAAGCCCGGCTTTGACTGGACGCAGGTCCGCTGGACGGGCCCACTCGCGCCCGTCGACGAGACCTGCTCCTATTGCGGCGCCGCGATTCCTGAGGAGCACGGGCCGCTGCGTCTGTGGAAATAGCGACATCGGCGACGTCGGCGCCCGCGCGATCCGCGCCTTGCGCCGGTCCGACTGCGTGACGGCGACGTAGCGCTCGGCCGCCGCGCGAATCGGCGCCTCGTACGACGCGCGCTGCGCTGGCGGGAGTGCGCCGGCGAGGCGCCAGAGGCGGAGCACCTCAGCGAGTAAGCGGTCCGCGTCCCGCGCCGGGTCCCCCGTCACGGTCACCCCGCGCCGGCCCCATGGCGCAGGGCCTCGATGAACGCCTGCAGATCGGCGTCCTCTACGCGCCAGCGCCGACCCAGGTGCACCGCCCGTAGTTTCTTCTTCCGGAGCAACTCCCGCACGTATTCCTGACTGACGCGCAGGCGGTGCGCGACATGGGCCACCTCGAGAAAGTGCGGCCCGCGGGCGAGGTCGGGATCGATCGCCATCGTCGTCTTGGCCATCGTCGCATGCTACGTGCTCCGCTCGACATGTGGCTATGCACGTCTGGACACCCGTCGAGGCCTGTCCACACCAACAGACGCAATGGTCGAGGTACACCGGACCCCGATTCGACTCACGCTTGAGGGATCGTGCCTCGATGCGTTTCGTACGCGGCTGACGCTCCCCTGACGCGACGGCTGCGCGACGAATGGCACTGGTGCGTCGGGCGCTATTTCTCCGCCGACGAGCCACGGGACCAGGTCCCCAGCCGACCCGACCAGGACCCGCTCTCGACCCTCGCCACGATCAACCGGCTCGACGCGCAACTCGGCGACTGTGATCACGCGCTCGCGCGCGGCATCGTGACGCGGGCGATCGCGCACCTCGAGCGCGACCTGCTCGTGCATTTGACCGGCCCCGACCATCACCAGCGCTCGGCGGTGTTATTCAGGCGCCGCGCATGATCCGCTACACCAACGAACACGGTCTGCGCGACTACCACACCCCGCTGGTGGGCGAGGGACCTGAGGCGACGCCGCGGCGCCGCTGGGTCTGGGTCGTGCTCGCGGTGGTGACGCTCGTCGGCCTCCTGCTCGGAGCGCTCTATAAATGAAGCTCCTAGACAAAGCCTTCGTCGCCGTGCGCTGGGCCGATGCCCATTCCGCCGGCAGCACGACCGAATATTCGGAGCATGAACTCCCGCATCGATCGGCGCACTACACGACGTACGGGTTTTTGCTGCGTCGAGACGACACCGGTCTCACGCTCGCGACCGAGCATTCCGACGAGTCCACGTATCGCGGGGTCTGCTTCGTGCCGGCGGCGATGGTGGTCGAGATCCTGCCGCTGACGTTGACGCAGAAGCGCGTGAAGCGCCACACCCCGCCCGCGACGCAGAAGGGGACGGCCTGACCATGCCGCGCCTCGTCCCGCGCGAACCCCGACGCTCCGCCTTCTCACGTGGCTACACCAAGGCGTGGAGCAAGAAGGCCAAAGCCTTCCGTCTGCGCTACCCCTTGTGCGGCATGCGCCCTGGGGATCAGCGTCCGGTGATGAGCCTGTGCGATGACGACGGGCGCACGACGCCGGCCACCCTGGTCGATCACATCGTGCCGCATCGCGGCGACCCGACGCTGTTCAACGACGACACCAACCTGCAGTCGTTATGCGATGCGTGCCATTCGAGGAAGACCGCGATCGAAGATGCGCGAGACGCGGAGACCCGCGCGTGAGGTCCAGTCCTGTCTATGAGATGCGAGGACGAGGGGAGGGGGGGTCCATTCTCTGGAACCTGGAGGCCGGGAGACCGAGCCTCGGGACCGCGCGCAGCGTGGCAGTGAATGAAATCGGCATCCCGACGGCGAAGGCCGGACGCTGATGGCCGGCACCAAGAACAGCGGCGGCCGCAACCGGAAATCCTCGGCGATGCACCTGCTCGAAGGGACGCACCGCCCGGATCGTCATGGGGAGCGAGAGACCCCCGAGCCCCCGACCGGCCGACCCGACACCCCGCCGATGCTCGCCGGCCATGCCCTGGCGGAATGGGACCGGATGATCGCCCGACTCGAAGCGCTCGGCACGCTCGCCGTGGTCGACGATGCCGCGCTCTATCAGTACGTCTGCTTGTTCGGCGAAACCGAGGACACGCAGGACAGACGGAGAGAGACGGCCGGGCTCGTGACGACCTTGCAGGCCACGATCGCGCGGGAAGCGACGCGGATCGGGAACGTGGCCCCGCCGGTGACGGAGGCGGACGACGACCCGCTCGACACCGCGCGGCGCGAGCTCGCCGACGCCGTCAGTCAGGTGCTCGAGCTGCAGCAGTTGATCGGGAAAATGACGACACAGCTCCGGCAAGGGCACATGGCGATCCGCCAGTACTTGGTGGAATTCGGGCTGACGCCGGCGGCCCGGACGCGGGTGAGTGGGGGACGACGGGAAGGCGATCGCGCGCCGGGGAATCCGCTCGATCGGTTTACGAAAGTGCGAGCGTGACGACGAACCTACTGATCTTCAGTGCTAAAATAAGCGGAGCCGGTGGACGTGTTCAGCGACCATCGGCTCCTCACCACCACCCTGTGATTGGAGGTCACACGGCAATGGCTAACTCGAAGTCTACAACCGAGCGGGAAACACGGAAACTGGCACGGCTAAAGAAAGCCGACGCGAAATACCGCGCGACCCACCGCGAACAATTGCGCGCCAGGCATCAAGCCTGGCTCGACCGGCATCCCGGCTACATGCGTACGTACAACGCAGCCTATCGAGTCCGGGCCGAGCACGCGGCGCAGAAGAAGGCATGGCGTGACGCGCATCGCGAAACAGAGCGCGTCAAGAATCGAGACTACAAAGCCAAAGCCTACGCCGCGAATCCGGACAAAGCGCGGGCGCAGTGCAAAACGTGGCGGACCGCGAACCCTGAGTACGTGCGCGCGGCGAACAAGGCGTGGCGCCTCGCGAATCCCGACAAGGTGCGGGCGAACACACACGCCGCACGCAACGCACGTCCAGACCACTACCGAGCCCTCAATAAAGCGTGGCGCGCCGCGAATCGCGGCCTGAAGAACGCCAACGAGTCACGGCGGTACGCGTTGAAAAAGCGGGCGATGCCGGCATGGGCCGACGTCGCCGCGATCAGAGCGTTCTACTTAGAGGCGGCACGTCTCACCCGAGAGACCGGCCTTCAACATGACGTCGACCATATCTATCCGCTGCAAGGTAAGACCGTGTGCGGGCTGCATGTCGCCGGCAATCTACAAATCCTGACCCACCTAGAGAACGTCCGGAAGAAGAACAAACATCCGGAGCGGATCGCGTGCTGAAGACGACACGGCTCGATCCGACGACGGACTACGCGACGAAGGTTGTGGCGGGCACGATCGTCGCGAGTCGACTGGTACGACTCGCCTGCGCTCGTCACCTCGATGACCTAACGCGCCAACAAGAAAAGGGGCTCGTATGGCGGCCAGACGACGCGCAAGAGGTCCTGGACTTCTTTAGTCAGGTACTGTGCCTTCCGGAAGAAACCGACGTCGATGAGGACGTCGACGCGGCCGAGGACGTGAGTCCCGACGCGCCCACCCCGTTCGTGCTCTCGCCCTGGCAGCAATTCATTATCGGATCGTTGTTCGGCTGGGTCGCGATCCGCGTGAGCAAGAAGACCGGCGCGCGACGCGAGCAACAACGCTTCCGGATCGCATACGTCGAAATCGGCAAAGGGGCGGGGAAGACGCCGCTCGGCGCCGGGCTCCTGATCTGGATGCTCGTCCGGCACGGCGTCAGAGGCGCGCAGTTATTTTGCGCCGCCGTGACCAAAGAGCAAGCAAAACTGGCCTTCGTCGACTGCGCGAAGATGGTCGCCGCCTCACCGCACCTCCAGGCGCTGATCAAACACACCGGCAACAACCTCGCGGTGCTCACCACCGGCTCGTTCATTCGGCCGATCTCGGCGGAGAAGCGCGGCCTCGACGGCAAACGCGTGCAAGGCGCCGTCGTCGACGAACTGCACGAACATCCGACCAACATCGTCGTCGTGAAGCTGCGCGCGGGGATCAAGGGCCGGCCGAACGCGCTGATCTTCATTCCGACCAACAGCGGCTTCGACCGAGAAACGGTGTGCTGGGAGTACCACGACTATTCGCGCCAGATCCTCGAAGGGACGCTCGTGAACGAGGCGTGGTTCGCCTTCATCTGCCATCTGGACGCATGCGACACATGCCACGCCGCCGGCAAACTCCAGCCCTCGGATGATTGTCCCGACTGCGACGACTGGAAAGTCGAAGGCCCGCATTGGGAAAAGGCGAATCCGAACCTCGGGATCTCGTTGCCGTGGGAATACCTCCGCGAACAGGTGCGTGAAGCGATCGCGATTCCCAGTCAGCGCAACATGGTCCGCCGCCTCAACTTTTGTCAGTGGACCCAGAATCAAACGGTGTGGATCACGGCGGAGCAGTGGGCCGCGTGTGCGTGCACGGCGGTCGAGGTGCGGCATGCAGCCTGACGCCTTCCGCGCGTCGCTCCTGGGCCGGGACTGCTTTCTCGGCATCGACCTCTCGGACCAGATCGATCTCTCGTCGGTCGTCGCGATCTGTCCGCGTCCCCTCACCCGCGAGTCCGCGGAGGACCAGGCGGCCGTCGAGAGGCTGGCCGTCACGCCGTCGAACCCCGACCGGCCCACGATCGACCACGCGATCGATGTGCTGCCGGCCTTCTGGATGCCGGCGAAGACGCTCGCGCGTCGGGCGCAGGAAGACAAGATCCCCTATCCCGACTGGGCGCGCGACGGGCACGTCTTCACGACGCCCGGCAGTCAGATCGATCACGACGCGATCGTGGACTGGATCATCGGCATGTCGACGCGCTACCAGGTGCGCGGCATCGGGATCGATCAGGCGTGCGCCTCCGCCGTGGTGACGCGCCTGCAGCGGCACTTCGGGCACGACGACAGTGTGCCCGCGGAGGCGCGGTTCGTGTGGCCGGTGCCGCAAGGCTTTCGGCGCCTCTCGGCCCCGTCGAAGATTCTCGAAGCGTTGATCGTGGGCGGCAATCTGATGCATGACGGGAACCCGTGCCTGGCCTGGTGCATGGCGAACATGGCGACGGAAGAAAATGCGTGGCGTGAGATCCGACCAGTGAAACTGAGTCAGCGCAAACGCATTGACGGCGGTGTGGCGCTGATCGATGCGATCGCGAAGATGACGGCGACGCCGGCGGCACAGCGATCGGTGTATCTCACCCGCGGCGTCCGCACGCTCGGAACCTGACCATGAGGCATCTCTCACCCGTGATCGCCACCGTGATCGGCGCGCTGCTGGAGAACGCCAGGGGCCTCGTGTGCCTCGCGGGCGCGGTCTGGCTCTATCTCGGGATCGCCGGCGTCTCGCGGCCCGCCGCGGACATCGCCGCCGGCGCGATCCTCCTCACGCTGGGCGCCTGGCCGTACCTCCGTCGCACGTACCTCGAGCGCGCGAGGCGCCGCTGATGGATGTCCTCGGGCGACTCGTCGGCGTCGAT